AGAATTTCTAGTTGCATATGATCCTAAATGGAAAAGATTAGAAATGCCAGAGAAAGAATGGGAGATAATGATACAAAGATTGATGGAAGAATATCCTATGTATATTCAAAATACAATCTTACAATTAGTTAGTAATATAATCCCTATAAATTTCACATTACCTTTACTAGGATTACAAATAGATTTAATTAAATTAGTTTCTGATAGAGCTTATCTAGATCAATTAATGGCAGATGTTCAAGGATTTGGTGCTGATGTCCAGGCACAAATAGATGGATTAGCTTCAGATTTATCCCCAGAAGCAAGACAAGAAGCAATAGATAAACTCCGCGGAGATAAATTAGACGCAATATATCAATTACTTCCTTCTGAATATAAAATGTTTGCTGGTGAACATAAATTTGAAACCGCAGATTTTAAAGGAAAGCAAATAGGGGATTTTATAAAGAATGAAGCTAAGAAATTACAGAATGCTTTAATGACAGGTGGAGCTACTGCTCTAATTGATAAATTTAAAATAATATGGGATGCTTTAGGATTACCTGGTATAGATTTCCCACTAAATTTAGATGCAAAAGCACTAATTGATGCAGCTATAGCAGATGCTAAAGATGATGTAGAAAAAATGGCAGCATTAAAGAATATTAAAATAGCAGGATTTGATGTTATGGCTTTACTCGGTGGAGAGTTTGATGATAATGTTGAATCAATGGAAGTTCAAATTGCCAGAATACAATCGAAGTTAAAAGAATTTGAAGTTAACTTTGAGGACTTTACGATAAAAACCTGGTTACAAAAAGTTGGACCATTCCTTAAGGCAATAGGATTAGGACCAGTAATAGATTTAGTATTATTAGATTTTTGTGATTTTATGGTACTAATGGGTATACCTACAGCATTAGATTTGGGTAGCTTCTCAAGTATTAAAGAAGTAGCAAATACTTTTGATTCAGGATTACCTACTTTGAGTGCTTCAAATAATCCGGCAAGTAATTTTACAGAAGAGACTATGTCAGAAGGACAAACAATCATTGAAGGAAGTTTTACAGCTGGTGTAACGGTTGTTAATACAGCAGCCTTAGATGCAGAAACAGCATTTACAGATTATACAATTGTAAGTGGAAATATAGTTTTGAATGAAGCAGCAACAGCTGGAACAGAGTACTTAGTAATTCCTGATTCTAGTGGCTAACGAGTATAAATAGATATATGGCAATCGCAACAGACAAATCATCAGTATATGCTCCAATAAGCACAGTATCTAGGAAAAAGGGCTGGGCTGATTTGGATTTATCTCTGAAAAAACATCCTATACAAAAAGATATAATACCTTTAAAGGATGATAATGCTATTAAAAATGCTGTTAAGAATCTAGTATTAACTAATTTTTACGAAAGACCTTTTCAACATGCAAAGGGAGGTAATTTATCTGGATTTTTATTTGAACCAGCTGATCCAATTACAGCATACGAAATAAAAGAAGCTATTACTGATGTATTAAGTTATCATGAATCAAGAATAAAGCTCGAAGGAATAAGTATATTAGATGATGTTGATGCTAACGCGTGGATAATAAACATTAAGTTTTTAATAAAAAATATAAATATAGTAACCAATGTAGAGGTTTTACTAAGAAGAACAAGGTAGAGATATGGCAACAAATTTAAATGTAACCGAATTAGATTTTGATGATATAAAACAAAATCTAAAAAATTATCTAAAACAACAAACCGTATTTAATGATTATGATTTTGATGGGTCAGGATTAAATGTATTACTAGATGTTCTAGCATATAATACACATTATAATGCCATGGCCGCACATTTATCATTGAATGAAGCATTCCTTGATTCTGCTCAAATAAGAGGAAACGCTGTCTCGAGAGCTCGGATGTTAGGATACGTTCCTACATCCGAGTTAGCAGCTCGAGCTAAAATTAATATTGTTTTAGATGTTACGGGTGAAACAGCAGAAAAACCTACTTCTCTTACAATACCTAGAGGAGCTAAATTTTCTACTTCAGTAGGAGGATTAACTTATAGATTTGTTGCTTTAGAAGCTCAAACTGCATCATTAATTAGTAACAAATATACATATAATAATGTAGAAATTGCTGAAGGAACTTATAATTCAATTAAGTATAGAGTTGATAATGATATAGCAATTCAAAAGCATCAAATTCCTCATAAGAACGTGGACACGACCACGCTCCGCGTACGCGTACAGGCGAACGAAGAATCTTCAAATTATGATCTGTTTATTAAATTTACTACTCTATTAAATGTAGTATCAACTTCTAAGATTTATCATCTTCAAGAAAATTCAAATGGATTTTATGAGTTATATATGGGCGATGGGGTTATTGGTACTAAACCTGCTAATAATAATATTGTTACTCTAGATTATGTACACTCAAATGGTAAAGATTCTAATGGAGCTACTACATTTACTATGGTAGATTCAATTGGTGGATTTTCTAATACTGCAGTAACAACTGTCAGTAATGCAGCAGGTGGAGCTGATCAAGAAACTATAGAATCAATTAGATATAATGCTCCAATAGCATTTACTGCTCAAAATAGAGCGGTTACGGCAGATGATTATAAATCTATTATCGAAAGAAACTTTACAAATATTTCTTCTATTAATACTTGGGGCGGAGAAGATCAAGCTATACCTGATTATGGAAAAGCTTTTATCTGTATTAAACCAACAACTGCAACAACATTAGATCCAGACGAAAAAATATCTATTATTAATTCTATCCTTAAAGGAAAAAATGTTGTATCTGTTACGCCAGAAATCATAGATCCAGATTATAGTTATTTAGAATTAGATATATATTTTAAATATAATCCTAATCTAACAGACAGAACTTCTGCAGATCTAGTTTCCGTTGTGAAAGATACAGTTGATGATTATAGCCTTAATAACTTAAATAAATTTGATGGAGTATTTAGGCATTCTGGAATATTAAAACAAATTGATAGCTCTGATCCATCAATATTATCTTCTACCTGTAGGCCTTTTATATTTAAAAATATAACACCAATTACAACAGCATTAAATAATTTTACACTTACTTTCCCTGGATCAATCTTTACTCCAAATGGTGTTGATGAATCTTGTATAAGTTCTACTGCCTGGAAATATGGTGGTATTGATAATTATTTTGCAGATAAAGCAATTTCAGGTTCTACAGATAGACAAATATATGCTTATAAAATAGTTGATAGTGTTAAAGTAACCACAATAGATAATTGTGGAACACTTACTCCTTCAACTGGTGTAGTAGTATTAAATAATTTTACCCCAGATGATACTACTGAAATTCGATTAACCGTAACACCTGATTCATTAGATGTTGCTCCAAAGAGAGAAGAAATTTTAGCAGTTGATGGGGCAAGAATGTCAGTCACTGCAGAAATAGATACTATCTCTACAGCTGGTTCTTCAGGTTCTATAGATTATACAACTACTTCAAGGTTTAGAACCTAATGGCAAAATACGGATCAGATCACGAGAATCCCAATTATGTGGAATCTGTTGCTTCTTTAAAAAGAAAAACTAAAGAAGATATTAGAATTGATTCGATAATCCCTTCTCATATATTACAGGATGCAACCAATAGTGATGGTTCTCCTAATATAAAAACATTATTAGAATATTATTATAAGTTTATGAATATGGAGGAATTTATATATACCTCCACTGAAACATATACGGATCTTCTTTCTGCTTCTACTACGTATGTAGATGGTTCAAACGATCCACAAGCTAAAGCAGCTTTTAGAATACCAGATCCTAATAATGAAAATAATGAATTCTTTGCTGATTCTACTGGTGCATCTTCAACGTTAGTCGTAGATAATGCTGGTACTAATGTAACTATTTCTTTGACTGGTAATTCTTTACCAGTTATTTCAAATGGTAATGAACTTCCAGGAACTTTAGTAAATAGTTTAACCCCTAAAGGTAAAACTTTTACGGTTGATGATATACCTCGTGCCTATATAGGAAAATATGCTACATTAACTACTACTGCCTGTCATTGGGTTGGACCAGGACCTTCTTATGTTTTAAATGCTATTGAAGAAGCTATGAACATAGACGAAAATTCAGAAGTTTATCTAGATCAAATGCAAAAAGAAATAGCAGGAGCTATTCCTCGTAACTTAACCTCAGTAGAAAAAAGATCTCTATATAAAAATATCACAGAGTTCTATAAATTAAAAGGTGCACAGGATAGTATTGAAGTATTTTTTAGATTATTATTTGATGAAAATGTTGAAGTAGAATATCCATGGAATGAAACATTAATCCCTTCTTCAGGAGATTGGGATGTAGATCCAGCTCATCCAGCTGGTGGACAATACCTAGATAAAAAAGGAATGTTATCAAACACTATTAAACTTCAAGATTCTTATTATTGGCAAAAGTTTTCTTATAATATAAAAACAGGTAAAAATTTAGCTGATTGGAGATATGCTTTTGATCGATTAGTTCATCCTGCAGGATTTATTTTCTTTGGTGAAGTTTTAATTCTAACAGAATTAACTCGACTTATACTAGGAGATTATCAAAGAGTTTCAGCAACAGTTGTTGGTGATGGATTAGTTCAAGACCCTGCAAATCCAGGATATCAATATAAATATTTAAATGTTTATCCAAGGAGTGGCAGGAAAACACTTAGCTCAATGCCAGGATTACAGCCTGGGGTTATTGGCGCAGAAGATGTTGCACTACTCGTAGAAGCTTTTGCTTCAACATTCTTACCTAATATTATAGCTAAGGTTGATAGAAGTGCAACTCTTTCCACTAATTTTTCCGGGGGTCAAATAACCTCTATTGAAATTATTAATGGTGGTTGGGGATATGCTTCAGCCCCTGCTCTAACTATTACAGGAGATAATGGTTCGAGTGCAGCAGCTACCTGTACAATTGATGCAACTACAGGTGTAGTTGAAACAGTTACAATCACAAATGCTGGGTCTGGATATACAACTGCATATACTAGTGCAGCAGCTAATCCAGATGTTGGTAAGATTAAAACAATTCTTACTAGTAATTTAGCTGATAAAACATATGCAGCTGCACCAGTATTAGTTTTTGATGCACCAACTGCAACAGATGCTGATGGTGAACCACTAGAAACTAATGTGACAGCTACAGCAACGATACAATTATATGCTGAAGGCCATGCTCAAGCAGGAGAAATCTCAGGATATACCATTACCGAAGACGGTTTTGGTTATATTAAAGACCCAAAAATAAGAATTATCTCACCTTCTGAATCTGAAAATAGAGGAAAAGATGTAAAAGAGATAGCTATTATTATGTTAAATCACGTAGCAAACAAGCAAGCTTATCAAACTTGGGGCGACGGATTTAAAACTTTATCTGAAAATGATTATTTTAATAGTAAAAATACTTATTATGCAAATAAAAAGTTCAGAGATAATTATCCTATAAGCTTTTTTAGTGAAAATATCATAGGATCTACTTACGAAAGCGTTATAAATAAATATAACGTGAAAACAAATATCGCACAGGAATAAAAAATGACAGCAATAGTAACAACCCCCTTTAGAGTGGTAAATGCAGAGAATTTTAAAGAGGATGTTGCCGGTTCTTCAGTATATGTAGGGATTGGTAAAACAGACGTTTGGTCTACAGCAACCTCAGATTTAACGGACGCAACCACACCCTTCACTCCACAAGACAGAATAGATGATATTCATGAAGCATACCAGAATATGATTGGTATGAAAAAGATAGCCTCTGCAGATGTAGCACACATCGTACCACGGCACACTTGGACTTCAGGAACAACTTATACTGCTTGGGATTCAGATGATTCTGCAATATACGATAAAGCATTTTATGTCGTTACTTCAGAATATAAAGTTTATAAGTGTATATCCTCACCAGGAACACAATCAACTGTTGAACCTACACATATTAATACAGATCCAACTGCAGAATCTGATACTTACAAATGGAAATATATGTATACAGTTTCAGTAACTGATGCAGAGAAATTTTTAACTATTTCATATCTACCAGTTCGAACTGAACCAACTGTATCAACCTCCACTGGAGGTAATGGCGGATCTTCAAGTGTAACTGTTACGCTAACAGCAGCTAATGAATATATTGTAGCTGGTATGTTAGTTACTGGTTCTGGAATAACAGCTGGAGATACAGTTGCAGCCATTGATGGAGTAACACTTACTTTATCAACTGCAAGAGCAGTTGCTAATGGTACTACACTAACTTTTGGTAGATTAGCAGATACAGATGTTAACTATGCTAATCAAACAGCTCAAATAAATTCAGCTAATACTTCACTTACCGCAGTAGCTGGTATAGAAAGATATGAAGTTACGGCTGGGGGTTCAGGGTATACTTCTGCTCCCGATGTTATTGTTAGAGGAGATGGTACTAACGCGCTCGCGATAGCTACTGTTTCTGGAGGAGCAGTTACAGCAATCACAGTTTCAAGTGCTGGTTCTGGCACAGAAGCTAATAAAGGTGATGGATATACTGTAGCAGATTTACTTATTGGTAGTGTTACATCTGGTGGCGGTACTTCTGCAGCTGGAAGAGCAATTATTACTCCTTCGGGGGGACACGGAATAGATCCTGTAAAAG